GTCCCCGTCCCCGTCCCCGTACCCGTACCCGTACCCGTCCCCGTACCCGTCCCCGTACCCGTCCCCGTACCCGTACCCGTACCCGGACAACGAAGCCTGAGCCTCGTCTCCCAGGCTAGACATCACTTCAGGTGTTTTTCCCATTTTCCAGCCTCGCAATCCAGAGTAGCAACAATAGCCAATTCGTGAAAACGAAGCGTTCCGCACTTATCTAGCGTTGTGTCTGGCAACGGACCCGAAATTAACTCCCCCAATCCATTCGATGTTCCCCACCGACGAATAACCGAGGCCGTTTCCAAAACGCAATCCGAATCTTTCTGGATGAATCGACCAACGGCCACCCAACCGCGTTGCAAAATACAGATTCGGATGTCCTTACTCAGATTCAAATTCATCGAATCCTCGCGCACGTATTTAACGTCATTAACCATCAGCGTTTTAGGCTCACTCATAATCCTAACCTCCTTTAAATTTTCACGACTCGCCCAATGCCTCTCACCCGTTAGATCTTCAAAACAGGCCCCGCTTTCCGGGTCAATCAATCCACCGAAATCTTCTATCACCTTTCCAGAATACCCTTGCGCACAACCGGCAATACACATAACCTCTGTACCAACAGCGAAACAACCCATTACTTTAAACCCAATTTCGAGCGAATATATTCACTTCTATCCGATCCCTTCGGAACCATCTTATTCAACTTATTAATTTGGTCTTTAGTGAGCCAGAACGAAACGAAACCATCTTTCTTCGCAACGCCAGGAACTTTACGGAACATTAATTACTCCTTTTCTTTCTTATAAACCTTCACCGCAACCTTGTCAACCATTAATTTACAAATATCTTCAACCGCTCCAGCCAAAGTCTCTGGATCCTTAAGAGCCTCTGAAGCGCAGGGGCCACTTAATAGACCGTGTAATATAACCAACCGAGTTATCCATCGTTTCACTTAATCACCTCCACACTTCCCCCACATCTTTCACATTGCACGAATGCCCATCGTTTCCAGGTGAGGCGGTGGCCTAACAGCCAGCAAATCAATCGCAACATAAAACCTCCTTCACCACGGCCCTTGGATGTGCATTCTTTACTATCGCCCTTGCGTGATATTCGTCGCGGGCCCATACATGGATAACGACTCCGGTTTTGGCCACGCAGAATAGAACCTGGTGCTTTTTTAACCCCTCTTCCTCGCGGTGGTATCTATTCTCCCAGTCTAGTGCGTCCTGGTGCGAAACGGCTTCAGATAAACTTAAACTAAATCCATCTTTAATCCATCGATCACCGTTTGTTTGCCAGCCAGCTCGCAACAGACGGCGGACATTATCTAGGTAGTTATCCATACGCTCCTTTCGTTGGCCCCTTGGGGCGGTTAAAATTTAGGCGGTTTCGGATAATACTTCCGAACAATTTCAGCGCATTGTTTTAATACCTTATATCTGGCGGCGTCGTCGGCGGCGTCGGCGGCGTCGGCGGCGTCGTCGGCGTCGGCGGCGTAGGCGGCGTAGGCGGCGTCGGCGGCGGCGTGGTAGGCGGCGAAGTAGGCGTCGTCGGCGGCGGCTTTAACCTCATCCAACGTTACCTTTTCGCCATTGGCCCAAGCCCTAGCAACCTTAATAGCTTCCGCTGGCCTGGTCTCGCCTTTTTTGACATATTTCAAAGACAGCTCGGCACAGTCACAAGCCGCCAATACCAATTTACGCCTAGACTTATCGCCAGGTTTTCCAACGGTCTTTCCGATCAACCAGAGCATCCAATTGCCACGCTCACAATCTTTCCAAGCCTCAGTAAACGTTTTCTTGGTTTCCACGTACTCTAAAGCACCTGAACAGGCGCTTAACTTTTTCAGCTTTTCGAGTTCTTTCATCTTCTTGCCCTCCCTTGTTTGTTGTTAGGCCCCCGGCTCGTAGTAGTCTTGGCTTCCGACCGCCTTTAGCGCACGGTTCAACATCTTCACGAATTGCGCCTCTGCCAACCTTTGAACGCGCTCGGTTGAGGAGTGAAACCCGGTTGAGTCGTCGCCCTTGTCACCATACCCGAAAGGCAAATCCCAACCCCTGTTCATCAAATCCTCGAAAGCCTTCTTCGCCATCTGCTTCGGAGTCAACTTGGAATCGTGATGACCCCTTAACTTCGTGTCTCCGCTTGGGTTCTTAACTTTCATTCCGCCCTCCCTTGTTTTCGCCTAGTGGCGTCTTACAAGAACACCTTAACTCCAACTCAAATAACTTGTCAAGCTTTCGTTTAAATTATTTTATCCAGTGAAATAACGGCACCTTATCGGCACTACAGAATTCCAGTGTTCGTGTCTATTCGACACCATACAATCACACCACCCAAAAATTTTAGGGGCCTTAAAACGAAACGTAGTGTAAGACAAACGCCTATGGGGCGTGTTATAATCCCCAAGACCTGGTTTACCGGCTGGCAACGCCAGTTTAGATCCTCGCGTGGTCTACCTATCAACGGCTAAACCATGTCTTTCAAAACTTTTTTACGCCATCTTCCAAAACCATTACTCCACAACGGTTTTACGAGCTACAATTACTACAATCTGTTACAAAATTTAGTATCGAATTTCCTCGATTTCTACAACTTCTACAGCCGCCTACAAAAGTTTAGATTTACTATATTTTTCAACGATATTGAAAAAATAATATGCAGGAAAGCCTTATTATTACTTACCTACTACAAAAGATAGATAGATATAAGAGAATATATTTTTGTAACTTCATATTTATTTTTGCGTGGCTGTCTCTCGGAAATTTTGTAACTTTCTAATTTCATCACAATATCATTACTGGATAACGGTTTTAGCGGTTAAAAACCATTTTTTTGACTACAATCACGTTGTAACCCTTATTTAAGGCCACTTCAATTGATAATCATTCTCAATTAGATTCTAGAATTGGCTTAGAATATGGAAAATATGCTTACTACAAAAAGGTTACAAAATTTTTAACGCTGAATTTGGCTTGTTTAAATGGTTTTGGTTGAGAATCATTATCAATTGTATGGATAAGGTTTTCCCTTTCCTCATCGCGAAATCGCGTTAAAGAAAATTCTATAATAACGGTTATAGAAGTAATGCCCAAAGGCTTTAACCCAAAGGCACGATAATAAGGGAAAACTCATGATTTACTCGGAGGGGGTGGGGGTCTTTTTCTGGATTGTAGCTCCAAAATGGGCCTGGTTATTGGAGAGAATATGACATATCTAATAACGATCGAGTGCGAGAAAGTTTAAGAATTCCCTTGACCCGGCACCAGAGTTGGACTAAATTAAGGTCGTAGTTAGTAAACCAGCAGGAGGAGCCGCCATGATTAAGATATTTAAAGCCCGTTATGAAGACGCCGATAAACCGTTCATCCGTATGGATAACGGTTTTTTTATTATTGGGCCATTGGCGATTAGAGTTAAGAATGCATAGGCGCGGTCCTGGAGAAATATTAACTGGACGAGTCGACCATATTGAGTTGATACCAATGGATCCAGATCTTAAAAAACTTTTAATCGCAATTGAAGAACACGGCCACCAAGAGAGAATGGAAATCCTAAGGGCGCTTATGCCAATATATAAAATTAAGGAGTCGCAAGAATGATCCACGTAGACCAATGGCCGATGCAGTTTTATCCGGACAAGGACGGGAATAATCCGGCGAGTGATGTTTATAGGTTCCAGATTGATGATAAGAATGGAATGACGCAGTGGTTTACGTTGCCGCAATATGCCGAGACGGAGGAAGAGGGCGAGGATGGTGTGATTCGGAAGGTGAAGAAGCGAATTGGGTATAGGCGTCAGGATATTAAGATGTGGGAGGTTACTGGGGCGGGTAAGGATCCGAAGAAAGTTAAGTTGGGTTACGTGTGGGGTATTGCTCCGGAAGATATTCGAACCGCCGAGGAGAAGATTGGTGGTAAGCCGAGTAAGGTGCAGATGGCGTTGTGGCACGTTTGGGATGGAAATAAATATACCAGGGTTGATCGTAAGGTGAAGAACAGGCCAGACCACTGGAAGAACGTGACGGATATTTATTATAAAGAGTGGCGTGTGGCCGCGTATAAGGAACACCCAGATCCGTTTAAGGATCAGGTGATTCCCGTTACCCGCGTGCAGGAGTTGGAAGCCGAGGTTGAAAGATTGCGGAGCACGGTTAAGTGATTATCGAGGTAGCTGGTTGGGTGTTGTATATAGGACGTAGGATTGCCGCACCAGAGTACGTTGGATTACCGATGGCTGAGTGGACCGGGGATAAGGGGGGTCGGTATGAAGAAAGGCCGTTGTCTGAGGATTGAAGGACGGTATCTGATGATATCGGATAAGGGTAACCTGGTCCGTTTGTATTTGTACATGGATGGAACATACTCGATTGGGGGGCCACGAAGGAAATGACCGACGAATTTCTGTATCGCGTCTATGAAGAACTGGATGGATCGGATTTGTTTCCTCCGGGTATGGATGAATATACGTTCGCGAGTTGGCCGGTAACGATTCAGGTGGGTGGGGGTAGATTTCCGACGACGTTGCCGCAGATGTTGGCGTCGATTATTGAAGCGTATAAGGGGGTAAAGAAAAGTGGAATTAATTAAGCCTACGGTTGGGGATATTGTGGTGAAGGTTGGTGACCAGTCCGTGACGTTAGATCTGAATCAGTTCCGGTGCCTAATGAACGCCGTTGCTGGATTCGGTAACGTGGATATTACGAAGGTGAAGCGCGTTGTGTATGGCGATGTTTCCGTTGAAGTTGAATAATGGCCTGGGGAACCGGCGGTAAACCGCCAGATGAGCTACAGATTACTGCGGTCCCAGAGGGTTATTTCGATACGAAAGACGCGAAATGGAACGCGGTATTTAAGATCCAGTTCATAAACAACGAACGCGAACGGATAGGGATTAAGCCGTTTAAGCCGAAGGATATCGAAGAACGAACGAAGATTCCGCCCGATGAGTTTGACCGAATTACGAATGATCCCAGATATTTAAAGTTTAGATTAAGTCGTTCCGCCCAGCAGGTCCAGCAGACGATCAGTGATGTGGCTCCCACGGTTCGATATACGATAATCCAGTATATGAATCAGATTAGGGAAATCCGTAAGTGTGGGACGTGTGGCGGATGGGCTGGGACGGATTTGAAGAAGATTGACGAGGCCCTGAAATTCGTTGTATTCGCCATGGATAAGTTCGGCCTACCGAAGATTGACACGACGTTCGCGGATAACGTTGAAGACCAGGATACCAAGGAGTTAATTAAACGTGCCTGGGAAATCGTTGAAGACGCTAAAAGATGGCCAAATAACGCAGTCCAAAGATTGGTCGCTCGAATCCTTGAGTCCCCAGGAAAAGATGTTGGAACTGGCGAGGATTCAGGAACACCTACGGATGATGCAGATGATCGACCCGATGAGCCTGTTTATCCCGTTCTCGTACCAGAATCCACTGTTCTACAGCAAGAAAAAAATCCTGGCGATGATATCGTCGAACCGCATGGGGAAATCGGACTGGTTGACGGCGGATCTGACGTGGTTCGCCCAGGGGAGGCACCCCACGGTGAAGACCCCCAGGAACGCCATAATCTGGATATCGGTGGAGAAGAACGACAAAATACCACAGGTTTTGTACCCGAAGTTTCGAGAGAAGCTTGGGCCGAGCGGGAGTAGGTGGGAGTATAACGAAAACCGAAAAACGATTTATGTTAAATGTGGACCGAACGATTGGTCGGAGATTGTGTTTAAATCTCAGGAAGCTGGCCGAGCGTCCTATGAAGGGTCGAAGATCCATAGGCTCGCCTTCGACGAAGAACCCCAGGAAGATATTTTCGATTCTGCACTCGTTAGAACCATCGATACCAGGGCACAGGTATTAATTGCCGCGACGATGTGGGAGCATGGGATTTCGTGGATGTTTGACCGGATTATAACTCCGGTTTTAGAAGGGTCCAGGGAGTCTAAGTTTATTGAGTTGGTTGGTAAGGATCTTCGGATGGAAGAAAATCCGATGCTGGATCCGGATGAGATATCAGAGCATAGACGCAGAACGGCGCTGAGGAGTGAAGAGGAGGCGGCTGTCCGGTTTGACGGTAAATATATCCCGATATCTGGCCAGTCGATATTTTCCACACAGGCGATTGACACGTATATGAATCGGGCGAAGAAAGAGAAATTCGAGGAGATGGAGTTTATATGAAAACGGCGGTTGATCGTATTGTGGATAAGGCGTGTAGGGATTGGCAGTTAAGCTGTCGCCCACAATGGATTAAGGGTTTTCGTAAATATGTTAAAAAGTATTTTGATGAGGCGATTTGGGCCGCAGAAAATGCCAGCGATTTTGAGTCCGAAGAAGCTTATCAAAAGTTTAAAATGGAAAGGTTTGGGTTATGATCGCTGTGAATGATAGGGTTATTTGCCGCGTGGCGTATATGCCGGAGTCCACGTCCGGAAAGATTATCCTGGCTACGTCTGCCGTGGATAATGGGAAAACGAAGTTAAATGTTGGTAAGGTTATTAGCGCTGGCCCCGGTATTTTACTCAGGACTGGCGAGTGGATTCCGAATATCGTGAAAAAGGATGATGTGATTGTTTGGGAATCGTTTGGGGCGATTCAGTTTGAGGTTATTGGGAAAGACGTTGTGTGTACCAGGTCAGAGGATATTGGATGCGTGTTAGAGGAATCGGAGTGGAAGGGTAAGTATATGTTTGATGATGCCGAGATTGAAGCCTATGAGAAGCGGTTGGACGAAGATCGACGAGCGGCCCGCGAAGCTGTGGCAGATAAACCCAGAACACCGATGGTCACGTTTCAGTGTTGGAATAATGATTGCCGAGATAAATTGAAAAAAGTAGAAAGAATTTGGGCCGGAGATCATGTTTGTGAAACCTGTGGAACATCTATGCGAGAGGCAAGTGGCGGTGTGATTTTCCGTGGGCTGAGTACCCCCGGCAGTGCCTAACCCCGTAAAAGTCGGCGGTGGTCGCTGGCACGTATTTGAACAGCCAGATCCAGACCAGTTATATTGCATGGGAGTGGATACGGCATCCGGTAAGTTGGGCGCAAACGAATCCGTAGCCACGATTCTGAGTATTCACACTGGTAAACAGGTCGCGATTATGGCGGGTAAGTTTACCCCAGAGGAAATGGCCGGTGGAGTGATTGGGGCTGGTCACGCTTACGCTCATAAGAAAATGCCGTGTGAGATTGCCGTGGAGAAGGAATATCACGGCATGACCATAATCAATAAATTGATTGAGGTACAGTACCCGAATATTTATGCCCATGATCGGAACCTGATTAGCTTCCGAGGTGGGGCGACCGAGTGGGGCTGGGACGCCAGGAAATATCGCCAGACGGCCATAGACTGGCTCCAACGGGATATAGGTTGGAGTATGTCGGGTATCCCAGCAGAACGTAAGCGGGCTGTGTTTGTGAACGATAAGGATACGTCGACGCAGTTGATGTTCTTTAAAAGGAACGCGAAGACTGGTAGGCCCGAAGCCGTTCACGGTAAGTACGATGATAGGGTGTCGGCTTTGTATATCGCGAATTGGGTACGTAGGGAACGGATGGGGCCGATATTCGACCCACCGGTTGTTGAGAAGCCGTATGTTGAGACGTGGCAGGATCGGATCGTGGCCGGTCTGCGTAAGCCTGGAGACAGAGACGCGGGACCAAGGGAGATATAGCCATGGAACGATATAGGTGTGAGAACCCAGACTGTGGGTTTTACCAGAAACGCAAGAAATCAGGGAAATACTCAGAGGAACGGTGCCACTGGCAGATATCCACCGGGGAAGGGATGAACGACCTCCCAGAGGATAAGTGGATCGAGATCCGGTGCCCCCACTGCGATTATAAGAAATTATTTAAAAAGGTTGACGAACCTAGGGAAAGTATTATAGAATTATTCAAGGGTGCGTCTAGGGTGGAGAAGAATGCAAACACCTAGGTGGTGTTGGTATTGCCGTTATAGTTCTCACGCTACCGATATTTTACCTGGCAGATCACCCAAGATCTGCCCGAGATGTGGAAGTGAAGCGTCTCACATGATTGTGAGCCAGTTTGACCGAGCCATTGGAAGACCTTATTGGGCACACGGTTACGGAAACGTAATGCGTCGAGGCCGCGAGAGGGTCCAGATGATGGATGAAAATTTCTACCGGACGAATATCTTGACCGGTCGAACGGACAAACTGGATGCCTACATACCAACCGGATCAGTTCACAGATAACCAAGCGGTAGATCCGGCTATTTCTGACGCATCCGACAAAGACCTCCTAAAATTAATTAGTCAAAGTATTTCCACTTCGGATATTTATCGTAACCAGTTTGCGATCATGTCCGATTCCTGGGCTCAAGATGCCGGGAAGTACGAGGCATTGTACAACGGCAAGCTCTACGATAAGCGCCAGAAAATGTCCTATGAGTGCAAAGAGGATATTTACCGCGACCTGGTGGATTTCAATTCTACGCTGTTGAACCAGTACGAGTATTCCGAATTTATCCAACAGATCGGCGAACAACCCTATTCCATATCAGCCGATCTGTTCGGTAAGTTTCTCGAATATGCCGATAACCTGGATGACGCTCAACAGAAGGAAGAAGATTGTACAAAACTTTCCGGGCAGATGGGCGTTGGGATTTATAAGTTTAAACCGTTTCAGTGTGAAGGATATTGGTGGCCCGGTGTTGAGGTGGTTGACCCTCGCCAGGTTTTTATTTCTCCGGGTGCGAGTTCGTTTAAGGACGCTGTATTCTGCGGGTGGAAACGTCCAGTTCCAACGTCTGAATTGAAGGCGAAGTTCCCAGATAAGGCGAAGGCGATTAAACCAGACGCTTCGATTTCTGATGCAGATTATAAATCACAGGGAAATGGTGGCGGAATTATTTCTGTTCAGTATTTGAATGGGATTCAGAATTTCGCAAATAACGTCGTTGGAATGTTTGATAAGAGCCCGAAACTCCAGACGATGTTGACCGAGTTTTATTACATGGATCCGCAGACCCAGGAGATTACGTCCGATGCGGCGTTGATGGTTTGGGTGGCCTCGAATCCGGGGTTCGGGACGGCGAAGTTTAGTCAGTGTGTGATTGATGCGTATCGGAAACAGATGTCCGACTCTATGAATTCGGGGACGAAACTCACTGTTAAGAAATACCCGTTCGGTCGGATGATTCTCTCCACAAACGACTTGGTTCTCAACGACGTGGCGAACCCGTATTATCGGTTCCCGTTTTTTGAGCAGAAATGTTTCGCTCGTCCGAAGGCGTTTTGGGCGAAGGGTGTGTGTGAGGTGGTTAGGGAACCTGTTCAGAATTACCACCTCCTGATGGCATCGTTGGCGATGAACCTGGACTATAACCTCCGCCCGGTGTATCAGGAAATTTCGTTACGCGGTGATGCTGGCGGGAAACTGAAACAGATTGCCACCCAGCCGAATTCGATTATGCAGACGAACGGCGAGATTAAGCCGATTGCCACTGGCCCGATTGCCCCCGCCGGAGTTCTTGAGGTTGCGGGGATCCGGAAGCAGAACTGGGAGAATACGTCTGGGCTGAACTCGGTTTTGGGTGGCGTGAATCCCACGGGGAATTATTCTTCGTTGCAGTTGGAGAATTTGAAAGATGGGGCGTTGGGTAAGGTGACCCCCAGGCTGAGGCAGAAGAATAGGTGTCTGAAACAGTTGGGAGAAATGAAGCTCTGGTTTGTACAGAATTTTTGCTGTGACGAACGAGAGATTTATTTCATGGATAAGGACCAGATGGAAGAAGCGGTTGTAAACCGCTACACTGTTGACGGGGGCAAGCCGGTCACGCAGAACGATGTGACGATTGGTAAGTATAAGTACGTGATCGACATCGACGTTAAGAAGCCCGTTTCCCAGGCGACTCGGGCCGCTCAGTACGCTGACATCGCAAAGATTTTCGCTCAGATTTCGCCAGTGGAATCGTTCCGGTTGCAGTTACAGGCTATGGATATTCCTGGCAAGGAACAGATTATCGCTCGTTTCGAGGCGGCTGTTCAGCAGAAGACGCAGATGGAAGCTCAACAGAAACAGGCACAGATACAGGTTCAACAGCAACAGATTGCCTCGAACCACGCGAACATGGAACGTAAGCTGGATATCGAAGAAATTAAGGCCGGTGCCTCCGTGCAGGAAGCCGTGGCGTGGATTATCGTGAATATGCAGAAGGCTGGTTTGGGCGTGACGCCCGAAGTTATGAGTGAACTAGCGAATGTGGCACAGCAGACTAATGCTGTTAGCGGTGCCGCGTTGCAGACTGGACAACAGAATGGCTAGCGGTGGATATGGAAGTGGAATTGTTGCTTCGATTAATTCTCAAGGGTCTAGCGCACCCGAGAAATCTCAATGGCCAGCGATTTGGAATGATATTAAAGAACAATATGGGAAAAAACTTTTAGATTTACCAACCGGAACCGTTTTAAATAATATGGGTAATACTGTTGGCGATTTAATGGGCGATTCAATTTCTGGGGTTTCTAGATTTTTTAGTGATAAGGGTCTTGATAGAGATAAATATCTTAACGGACTGCCAAACAACGCCACCTCTCCATTGATGTTGAGAGCCCTAATGCAAATGAGGAATATCCAAAACCCTCAATAACAACACCCGATATCTCGCCACGGAATCGGGGCCGTATGTAGATGGCCCAGTCTTACGACTCATAAAAAAACAGATTTAAGGAGCCTTAAGATGCCAGACGTTCAAACGCCTGAAACGACTCAGACCCAGACGGAAACCACTGCCCCCGCGACGGTGGATTATCAGAAACAATATGAGGAGCTTAATTCCAAGTATTCTGAACTGGAAAAAACATACAAGGAAGATCAATCGGCGATGCAGTTGTTGGAGGGCTATCTTCAAAAAGACGAAGTGGCCGCTTCTAGGGCTCGTGTTTATTTGCAAGCCACCAAAGAAGGCAAAGACTTCAACGAAATGCTTAAGGCGATGGAGATTCCTGGGACGAAAGCTAAAACTCAGAAAGAGGAAGCACCGCAACAGCCACAGTTTGATCCTAAAAAAATCGAAGAGATTGTGAATAGTCGCCTTCAAAGCAGCCTGGATCCAATTCGGGAAAAGGCCGCTGAGATGGATGTGGAGCGTTCCAAGACTCAGATTTTCAAGGACAATCCGTGGATGAACGAGGACTCTTATAAGGAGTTCGAAAAGCGGTTTGGCGAACAGGTCGATGCTCTAGCACAGAAGGCTTACCAGAATATGGGTCCGTTTATGACTCGTCAGGACGCTCAACGCGCCCTAGAACAAGCGAAGGCATTCGCTTACTCGAAATACGAGCATCTTACGGATTCTCAACTGGTTAACTTTTTCATGCAAAACGAACGCGACAAATGGATTGCCGAAGGTCGGAGGGTTTCTCCGAAGCTTCCTAATGGCATGGTCGATAACCTGCCCACTGGAAAATCTCCTCAATTGGTCGATCAATTACGCAAAGCCTACAGGGCTGTTGAGGGTAACACTACTAAGGTTGGCAAACTCTTTGAGGAGTATGGACCTCAGTTGGGTATCCAAAACGAAACACAATTTTTTAAATTAGTCGAAGGAGAATAAAAACATGGGCGCTACCTCTTACGCGCAGAGCATGGTTGCTCTGCCCAATATCCCGGACAAGTTCTGGGATAACGTTAATATTTTGCATCCTACCACGAAGGCCCTCATTGATAAAAATGAGAAGCAAGACGGTGGGTTGAACTGGAGCCCGACTCGTATGGCTACCGTTGATTCTAACGGTGGTTACTACGCCGGGACCACGACCTCTGCCGTGACGACCACGGCTCAGGGAAACAACATCTTGAACGAAGTTTATAACTGGGTTTATTTGGCTAACGCCATCACCCTGTTGGCTTCTGACCGTATCGTGACCGGGACTTCCCCCCTGGTTAAGATCACGGCTCTGGAATCAAAAAAGTATTCGGCCAAGATGTACCATATGCAATTGCTTGCCAACGGCGTGATTAACGGCGACGGCACCAGCAACTTGCCTTATGGCTTGGTCAAGCTCGTGACCCCTACCGCCACTTTCGGCGGAGTGGTTCCTGCTGACGATACCGACTGGGTTCCTCAGACCACGACTTCTGCCACGGTTCTCTCCGGCCCCTCGGTCATCGAAACCATGCTGAATGCGGCCTCTTGGATGGGAGATGCTCCTAGCGCCGGTCCCACGACTCGCGCTCTGTTCTCTCGTTGCTCGGCCATCTTTGGCGCTGGTTTGACCTATGATGCCAAGGATTCTGGCGAGGCCACCTATGGCCTTAAGACCCTCAATGTTCGCGGCGCAAAAGCCACCAAGAACTGCGAAATCTACTGGGACGATGATATGCCCGCCTCCAACCTCTGGTTGCTGGATATGGACAACATCCACCTTTATCAGTCGAGCGTCGAATTTATGAAGACCGTGATGCCCGGCGAAGTTAATTCTGGCCTTAACCTGTACAACATTCAGAACGGCGGGGTGTTCTCGTCCTATCTGATTGGTTCTACCCTGCGTAGGACGACTGGTGGCTGGACCAATATGTCCGTCTAAAAAACGGAGTTGTGGCGGGGGAGGCATCCCCTCCCCCGTTTATTTTTGAGGAGGCTTTAATGGCCAATCTTAGTTCGATTTCTACGATTCTTGATGGTTCTCCCGGGCCGTATGGCAAGGGAACCATGACCGTTCGTCAGGGGACTTTCCCCATCAGTTCGGATTCCGCGACCTGTCCCGTCGGAAATCTCTCCAATGATGATTTGGTTGAGGTTTTCCCGGTTCAGTCCGTGGCGAGCCACGTTGCGTTTTGCGAGGTGAAGGCTTCTCGTACTACTTCTAATGCTGGACAAGGCATCGTGACCATCAAGCCGATTGATGGATCCACGACTCCCGCTTCCACCATTTTGCTGGAAGTCCATGTCTATCGTAATACTTAAGGAGGAATGAAATGACATTAGGAATTTCGATTCCTTCTCAGGGTTACAAGGTTGGCATGAATGAAGGTCCTGCGACGTATGGTGAAGTTACCATTCCAGCCAGCGCTTCTAAGGTGACGGTTGCCTGTGGTGAACTTACTCAGGACAGCGTGATTCGTATTATGCAGACGACTACCTCGGCTTCTACTGTAGGGCAGTTGTTCGAGATTAAATACGATAACAGCCTTCTGGTTCGCACCACCGGAAACACCGGGGCTTTCGTGGTTGGGAGCTTTGGCGCTCAACAGACGTTCACGATTACGCCCGGTGCGGCTCCAGATGCTGGTACGTTCACGATCACGTTTAACGGTCAGACTACCTCGGACTTGGCTTATAACGCTTCTGCCGCCGATATTCAAGCCGCGCTGTTGTTGCTGAGTAACATGGCTCCTGGTGGGGTGATTGTTACCGGCACCATGGCCACCGTGGTTACGATTGTGTTTTCTGCCAAGATGCTTTTGCAAGACGTTCCGGCTCCTACGTCTACTTCGTCCCTGACGGCTTCTGCCGTTCCTGTGACGTTGACCGTGGCGGATACGACCACTACCTTTACGAACTCTGTTACGTTCGATTGGTTAGTGTTAAAGAATACTTAATATGTTGCTGTCCGAGATCCAGGATATGGTTCGGTTCCTGACAAAGGAACCGACACCAAGTTCGCCTACGTTTGCGACTAATGCTCGCATACTGACGTTTGCGAACTTTGCCCAGAACGAAATCGCCTCTAGGACGAAATGCTATATGTCGTCCAACGTTCCGAATTCGACTGGTCAACCAACGTTGAACACGGTGGCTGGACAATATATGTACGCCATGCCAACGGATTGCTTGGAAATTGTTGAGATGAAGATTTCGGTGTGGCGAGTCCAACGAAAAACGATGGATTTCATAAACGCCCAGACTGGATACCAACAATGGACGTATCCGGGTATACCGCTTTATTACTGGATGCAGAAACAGGCGACCACTGATTTCGGAATCTGGTATACGCCTCAGGCGATTTACCCGATTGCGTTGTGGTATATACGCAAGCCAACTGCGATGGTGAATCAGTCTGATTCACCAGACTTGGATCGTCGGCTGGATATGGCTGTTGTGTATTACACTTGCGAAAAAATTATGGAATCCAGACGCGAGATGAACTATAAATCTGGATATTGGCTCAAGAGCTACGAAGGCGAGATTAAGAAATACAATGACACCGCCGATCAAGCGATGGCTCCCGTGGATTTCATGGGAGAAACGCCTTGCACGTCGGACTAAAGAGGTGATTTAGATGGCTTATGGAAATTACATGACGTACGGAACTCAGTACGTTTCGGCGCTCGTTACGTCTGCCGATTCTGGAACCGGAACCGATGAGGTTCAATTAATTACTCCGAGCGACGCGACCCCAGACGCCGGAACTTGGACGATCACGTTTAGGGGATATACCACCTCCGCTCTGGCGGCTAACGCTTCGGCTAACGATATCCGTGACGCCCTCTATGCGTTGCCTTCGATTGGAACTGGAAATATCGCAATTAGCGGTACGCTGGGGACCACGGTGCAGATTACGTTCCAAGCGGATCTCGGGAAACAGAACGTTCCTGCGGTTACTACGACCTCCACGCTTACCAAGTCTGCCGTTGCTGTCACCCTGGCGGTGTCCACGACTACCCCAGGCGTCAACGTTGGCACTCAATTACTGGCTCCTACGGCTGGTATCCGTTATGAGATTGACTCGATTTACATGGAGGGTACGATTTCCTCTGGTTCGTTCCAGGTTGGGTTCGATGGAAACGCTAAGAACCCCGTGGTGGCCAAGATGGTTGCATCTGGATCCACGAACGCGATTTATCCTCAGCCCGGAAACGGTGGTCACTACACTAGCGGAATCGGAGTTTATTATTCCGTGGTTGATAGCGGAACCCCGAACGTGAATATTAACGTTGGTTACCACATTGTTCCCACGACCAATGCCGGACAGGTTTTGACGGGACTTTTACAGTAAGGAGATTTTATGAAAAGCATGGAATTGGGTGGTGGTGGAAGGTTTGAGAAATTGAGGGGTGAGCTTGCGAATAAAGGCGCTCAGAACCCGGGAGCCCTCGCCGCCTACATCGGCAGGAAAAAGTACGGTAACGAAAAGTTTAGCCACTTAGCGGAACGCGCCAAGCATAAGGCGATGAAAGGCTAATCATGGCCGGAGATATTGAGGGCCGTCAGTTTGTAATCCAGCGCTCACTTATGGGTGGGCTGGCTACGAATACGGACATCATAAACAGCCGAGACGAGGCCATGTGGGCCGATTGTCAGAACATGATAATTTCTAACCCAACCGGATATCTCGATGGCTCATCCACGTCCAGGACGGTTACGACTCCGCCTCCGACACAGATTATTACTGGGACGACTTATTCGCCGACGGTTTTCACGTATTCGGCGCCAGTTTCACAAACCACGATTGCCACCTTTGAGAACACTGATTGGCCAAATGAAACGTGGTCATTCTCTGGAACCGGAACTGCGTCGCTGACTACGGCTATTTCCGAGGGAGATCAGGCTTTATCGTTGGCTTGCACTGCCAGCCAAACGGCAGTTGGAACTTGTACGCTTCCTGCCGCCGCTACGTTTTCTACGGCCTCGGGTTCGGTGTTGGCCGTGGATACGAACTGGAACAACATCTCCCACTTTTCTAGCGGATATATCCGAATCGGGACAGATTCCTCCAACTATCGGCAATATAATATTACGGCTCCAGTGGCGACGGGTAACACTATTCTAAAGTTCGACGCTCACGCCCCGTCTTCAACGGTTGGATCTCCAACTACAACGAATTATGTTTCTATTAGTTTAACTGCTACTGCCGGTGGTTCAATTACAGTTATTTTCGATAACCTAAGAACCGCTTCATTTTCTTCGTCCAGTATGTCTGATGGGAATATCGTTACTAACGGAGCCAACGTTTATAACGCCGCCATATTGGACGGTAATCTTAATTCGAACACGCTCGCGGAATCTTCGTTTATTTTTACTTCTGGTGACGCCTTATTCGTTGGCGCGCTTAATCAACTTAGTGATAATCTTCCGAATTTGGGTGGCCAAGTTATTAAGGCTGGATTCACAAATACACTTAACGCATCTTCCGGAACAAACTTTTATTTCGCCCAGTTCCAGAATCCTTCAACACCTTCGCAGAATATCGAATATTATGTTAATGGTAAAGACGGGTATTTTAGCTACGATCCAAATGCCTCTGCCGGTAGCCAGAACGCCAGGATAGCTTCGACGGCTTATAAGTATATTTGTTCTCACCGCAATATGATTATGTTAGCTGGTAATCCTGCGGCCCCAAACGCGGTTCAACCATCAGACGTAAACGACCCAACAACGCTGACAGCCGTTAACGCTGTTACATTGCCCGATATTTCAGGTTCGTATGTGACTGGCCTAATCTCAATGGATGAATATCTCGCGATTCTCCGTAATGACGGAATCTGGAAACTATATGGTTCTAACCCAGATTCGGCCACTACGGATTTTAATCTGTTGAGGTCTAATGCCAAATCTGGCCCATTGGAGATGAAATCGGCCTGCAAGGTTGGTCGGTCGATTTACTACTTCGACGGCAACGAAATTTGTGTGTTTGACGGAAACGAAAGCGTATCGGTGAGCGGCCCACTAGATTCGTTGTTTACTGGATATAGCAAGATTCTTTGCTCGATTTATTACAACGAAATTAGGGATTTGGTGGTTTTTAATTTTGTGCCGGATTCTTTTGCGGTGCCGGTATCAAATAAAACAACGTTCTTCCAACTGACGTTCTGTCCAACATTCAAGGCCTGGGGCAAAATGGGCGCCTTCGACGATGCGGTTTCTGTGCAGTTCTTCGGACTGGCTTGGGCGGGTTCGGCTTATTCTAAGCCATTGGTTTTCAACGGTGGGTTGCAATTTTACCAGGTGGATCCATCCACCCCAACCGCAATTTCGATGCCGTGGTTCATTAAAACCCAGTGGAACGAAGGCGGTAGGCCGGACCTTATTAAGGACCATGATTCGTTTACCTGGTATGTGCGCGATCAGTCCAGTATTAATAAGCCAGCTTCTACGGTGGTTATGTATTCGGACTTCGATCCATCGACGGCCAGACAGACGTTTCAGGCTCAGAACGAGATTCAGACGATCACTCCGTCTACGCCCCCCGATGCGGGTCTGTGGAGGATTACTTACTCCGGTTATGAAACAACGGACCTGAACTGGAACGATTCAGCGGCGACGATTCAGGCGGCTCTCGAAGCGCTGGCCTCGATTGGTTCTGGAAACGTGGTGGTTACTGGAACACTGGCGACGTTGGTTACGCTTACGTTCCAAGGAACATTGGCTGGAACGAATCTGGACCCAGTGACGATTACCGCCAATTCGTTGACTAAGACCACTGCATCAGTATCATTGTATGTGAACACGACTCAAGACGGGAATACTTACTACCCGACGAACAACGCTTTCCAGCTTGCCACTACCGGCGTTTCTGGTAGGTCAGTTGCTTCTAAACTTAGCGGAACCTGTACAGACCAAAAGACTAACGCGGTGATGGTTTCCGGTTATTCGTTTACTTGGTCAGAAATCGAGAATATCTAATGGCTTGGCCTCAGACCCAACAAACTAGCCCTCTGGTTAATCGTAGACTGGCGACTCAGCAGACTATGGCTCCTCCGCCCCAGGTGGCCCCACAGACTATGGCTCCAGCCCCCTCTACTTCTGGGGCGATTACAGCGCCACAGGCTACGTTTGATAAGACCCAAGAATATAACGATCTATTGGCGGCTCAACAGGCCCTAGAGAAGAACCAACAGTGGAATGCGGGCAAGAACGTCAATGATTTATACGCCATGGCTAACTCCGGCAACCTGGCCGGCACGAGTGGATTAACCACCGGCCAACTCCAACCGTATCAACAGACCTTCAATAAATACGGACTCGGCAATACTTCTGTTGGTGATCTTCAAACTGTAATCAATTCGCTTAAGGGCCAAGCCGATGTTACGAATTCATACAACCAAGCCCAATCGGCTTTGGTGCCGGCCGAACAGGCAGATGTAAACGAGTTCAACCGCACGTCGCCATTCGTTCAACGCCAGATGCTTGGGATGCTGAACTCTCGTGGTCTTGGTTCTTCGGTGTTGGCTGGCGGATCCGGAAGTGGCGGGTTAAGCGAATTAGCCAATCGCCAGAAATCCGAACTATCGAACATTCAGGGTGGGTATCAGTCCTTGTCCGACTCGCTGACCCAAGGGCTCAAGGGAAGCAATATTAATTATCAGGATTTCTTGAATAGTTTGCAAGGACAGCAAGCCGCCGCCCAGAAACTTAAACAGCAACAGGCGTTTGACCCATTCGATATCCTTGGGTTGAGCGCTAGTGTCGGTAAATACTTAGGGGGTTGAGATGAACCAATTTTTGAACGAACAGCAGATCGCTAATATTCCGACGCTGGCTGGAGCGCCATCCACCAACGCTGATTTTGGGCAAGCTCAACGTTTGGCGCAGGGTAATAAAAGATCCGCACTACAACAGTTGGCTATGTACAAACTTAACCAGATGGGCCAACAGCACCAGGATATGTACAACGCCGGGAAGACTATGCAGGGAATTGAAGATCAAGGGCAACAGGCCACTCCGTTTGATTACCTGTCATTGATTGCTCCGGCTTATAAGCTTTACGGCCAAGGTATGTTTGGCGGTAATGGGGCTTCTGGCGGTTTGGCCGGATTCGGCGGAGGTGTTCGTAATGGCCAATAAAGACTCAGTTCGTTTCCTTGCTGGGACGTTGATGAATCTCGGACAGGAACAACAGCAACAGCAGAATGTTGACCGTCAATTAGGCATGGAAAAACAAAAATCCGCCATGCAAGAACGTTTCCAGAACTTGCAGATGGAGAAATATAACCAACAGATCGCGCAACAGCAGTTTAATGATGCGGTGAAGATGAAGGCTATCGCCACTCTGAATCAGCACAATCAAATGAACCCCGCGAATCCGATGCCGATTAACGATCAGACGATTCAGAGTGTTTATCCGACCGTGGCTCAACAGGTTTATTCTCAGTTGCCTCCAGATCAGAAGGCGTATGTGGGTAGCCAGTATAGCCCGCAGAAGCTTGGCGCTCCCGGAATTAGTCAACTGTTGTATGCTCCGGCTACGGGTTTCCAAGGTAATCCAGAGAGCCCGTTCGTTAATCGTAAACGTCAAGCTTTGCAGTTACCGACCAACACAATTCCTCCCGACGTGATGAATTCGTTGCCGGGACCAGGATATTAATAATGCCTTCGATCTTCGGAAATAACAAACCAACGACTGGTATCTTCGGCGGTAAAACTCCGAAGTCTTCGTTGTTTCCGAAATCGAAAACCGGCGATCGGGCTCTTGAAACTGAGGGATCGAATCTGGAAAAGGCTATGTCTTTTCTGTCTAGGACCGGGGCTCCGAGTAAACAATTCCTAATTAACTTGGCCCAAGGCAATCCTGCTGGTCAAGATATCGAAGCCGAGTTGCATGGCGAGAAGCCCGTTCCCACCGGCTCCGATGTTATTCAGGCGTTTCGAGGTACTAGCCAGTTGCCGGACTCAAAACTAGGTCGAGCCGCCTTGGCCGTTGGTGGGTTTCTTGGGGATGTGGTAAACCCGGGAGATCCATTAAACTGGATCGGTGTTGGTGAGCTTACTAAGGCTGGTAAAGCCGCTCAGGCCACTGGTGATCTAGCTAAGTTTACCGAGGGGCTCCAGAACGGCGAACGCTCGTTCTTAGCTATGAGGGCTCCATTCACCAAGACAGCCATTCCATTGTTACCTGATTTTGGTAGCAAGGTTGCCGGTTCTCTATTGGAGGGAACGGGTAAAGCTTTCAAGGCCATTCCCGGCGTTCAACAAACTCTAGATTTTATGAAGCCTCAGTTTAATAAGCTGAGGCAGTATACGAATATCGCCACCTCTAAAGCGGCGAATATATTTAATGCCGAGTCCTTGGCGTCTAAAGCCGATACTTGGAAAGGACTTCGCAAGGAAGCCACCAATTCCATTAAGGCCGGAGAACTGGATAAGACCAACCCGGCCATGGCCGACCATTATAAGTCCATGGGTCTTAAGCCCGAAGAAATTGTTGACTCGGAAATTAAGCGTTCGTTGGATAAGCCAATAGCCGAGCGCGGGTTATCAGCCACTGCCGCTCCGGCAGTCAAAGAGTTCGTGACCAAGATTCCTGTGGCCGGACCATCTGTTCCGGCTGTTGAAAAGTTGGCCGATTTACAACGCGGAACGATTCAACGCTTGGGTGTGAGATCTGCCTCTATGGGTTTAAATGGTTCTCTGGGAGAGTTCTTTGGCGCTCCTCGTATTATCAGCCAAGAGACGAAGAACGCCATATCCAAGGCTGGTGGGGAGGGTATTAATGGCTCTGGTGGTAGGGCTCAACGTGTATTTACGGACCTAACCCAAGGGCAGATCGAGGCGGCTCAACGTGACCCGCAAATGAGGGCTCAGTTATTTGACCGCCTTCTGGGCGATAAGGTTAAAAAGAATCCAAATGTCCTAGATATGTTTAAAACCGGAGATCCCCAAGCGGCCTCGTTCTATGAACAGAATACACAGAAGGCATTTGGTAAATACCTAGAGAATAAGTCTAGGCAGATTTCCACTGGCGAAACGGTGGGGCAGATGATGAAGGATCCAACCATCGCTCGCGCTTCGAGGGCAGACTTCGGCACAACGCCGGCCGTGAGGGTGGATATCCCGAAAGAATTCCAGACTATCATGGGCCACCTTAAGCAATCTGGTGAGAACGTGAATCTGGGCCATATGTATATGACCCCAGAAACGGCGCACGAGTTCAAGAATTTCATTGGCCTGATGACCCACGAAGACCAGATGAATCATGCCTGGGGCTTCATCCAAACAATTATTAAACCATTAGTTTCGGCAACAAATCTATTTAAGCGAATCACATTATTGGCTCCTCCCGGAACTTTTCCTTTTATGTCTAGAAATATTATGTCCAATGGAATGCAATCAGCAATGGCCGGTCCAACATACATTGGTCACGTTGCGGGAAGGCCGGAAATTTTTATGGGTGCAACTTCGCCATCAGGTGCCAAGGCGGCTCTTTATCTCGGTAATATTCTTAGAAAAGCTGGTGATAATCCTGCCAAGTTCGCTGAACTGGCCTCCAAGGCAGGAGAACAATTCGGCCTGGATCTAGGTAAAGAACTAGCCACCATGAAAGACGCTAACCTTTTCAACGAAGGCTTCACCAAAGAAATGTTCGGCAAGGGCCTCTCCAAAGCCGAGAGAATGATCGGTATTGGAATCTCGGGAAAAGCAAACGAACTCGTGGAAAACGTGTTTCGTATCCAGCACTATATTACTAGGCGCTTACAGGGGTGGACTCCTCAAGCCGCCATTGATGATGTGCGTAAGTATCTCTATGATTACATGGGCGGAATCTCGCCTCAATTGCAGAAGCTTAAGGTTGCCTTTCCGTTCTTGTCCTGGACTCGGTTAAACGTTCCGGTGATGATGGAGCATATTTTAACCAGGCCGGGTAAATTCGCTATTCCTCAACGGGCCAAGGAAAACATCGAAGCCACCATTGGTCGTGGACCCAATGGAGAGAAGCCTGACGAGCGAGCCTTGGACGAATACATAAAAGGCGACTGGCATATACGACTTAACTACGATCAGAAGACCGGCAAGTGGAATTACCTTCGATTGAAGAACACCATCCCGTCGGCTGACCTTGAGGATTTCACGTCCATCTCTCGTTTCGTGGATATGATGGAATCTTCGTTGTCGCCATTTATTAAGACTTCGCTTGAGAATAATTTTAATCAATCAATGTTCTTTAAGACCGCTGGCGGTGAACCTTCAAAGATTGAGAACTATCCAGGTGAGACTGGTAAGTTTTTTGGTCAAGACGTGCAGAAGAAAACATTGAACTGGCTGAGGGATATCAGACCGTTGAATATGATTAATACTCTCATGGGCGAACCGGCAGATACCGTTGCCGCCAACATCGGAGGAATCTCTGTTAAGCCCATTGATCTAAATAAGGCCACCGACTTCGCCAAACTGGCTTATGCCCGGCGCAAACAGGATCTGATGATCTCCAAGAAACACGCTCAGAATCGCGGGTCTTCGACGGGACCGATTGACGCTTTGTTACAGAAATTAAACGACGAATCATATGTCCCAGGAAGTGGCCAATGAGCCTCATCCAACCCAATAGCGGTGACCTAAATTATAAGCAAGTAATCACCCAAGTTTTCGGTGATGACCGAGATGTGTTTGAACGGGTTCGTCAGCAATTATATCTGTTGATTGGCACTGCCACGGTTAAGAATCTGGGGCATCTCTCGGTTCGTACTATTTCATCGAATTACACAGCCACGATACTGGATTGCATAATCCAGATTCAATGCGGGATACCAACACCCGCTGGCGATGTGACGCTAACTCTACCAAATTTAAGCACGTTAACATCGCCGGTGTTATATATCGTTAAAAATATTACGGCTCTCGGTAATGGTGGTCACGCTAAAATCAGGACTACCACGGATTCGTTTGAGGGCGGAGGGTATGCCTCGATTGATCTTGGGGACATGATTACTTCGTCTGATGTTGAGAAACAGAACTTAATACTATATAGCAATCTCCAAGATCCAGATAATTTATACTGGGACGTACTCGCTCACTCCGGATGGGTGAACACTTCGCAGTATGGGTTAATGCCAGCCCTCGACGGAGATTCGACTAAGTTTATGAATGGCAACGGAGCCTGGGCGGTTCCTCCCGGAACCGGAGTTACCTCAGTTACCGCGACGCCACCGTTGTCGAGTAGCGGCGGGACTACTCCGAATATAAGCGAAACCCAGGCATCTGGATCAGTAAATGGTTGGCTGAGTAGTACGGATTGGAATACATTCAATTCAAAACAGCCAGCCGGTAGTTATATCACCGCCCTTACTGGGGATGGCACTGCTAGTGGACCAGGTTCTGTGGCATTTACTTTGTCAACCGTGAATACAAATACCGGAACTTGGGGAGACGCCACGCACGTTGGGCAGTTCACGGTTAACGGGAAAGGCTTAATTACAGCCGCCTCAAGCGTTTTAATAACTGGCACCGCTCCAGGCGGAACGGCTGGCGGAGATTTATCTGGGACTTATCCAAATCCAACCGTCGCTAAGATTAACGGAGTTTCGCTTGGTTCAACCACGGCTACATCCGCCAATATATTAATTGCAGATGGTTCGTCGTGGGTTACCAGGGCCATAAGTGGTGATTTTACAATATCGAATATCGGCGTCGCTACTATCAAAACAAGCGTCTCTCTTGCCGGATCACCCACTACCACAACTCAATCAGCAAGCGACAACTCAACCAAAATCGCAACTACGGCTTATGTAACAACCGCAATTTCAAATGCGATTGCTGGAGTTAACCCCGCCATGGCTGTTCAAGCGGCAACAACGGCAGCGGCGGATACAAGTGGATTTACATACAACAATGGAGTAAGTGGAATCGGAGCCACATTAACTGGTCCAAACAACACAGCCTTTACTGTGGACGGGTTTACATTCACCACATTGGGTCAAAGGGTGTTAGTAAAAAATGACACCCAAAGTCCATCCGGTGCTTTTAATGGAGTTTATTACGTCACGACACTACAAGGTGTTTTACAGGGAGTTGTTTTAACGAGGGCGCTGGATTACGACCAACCATCCGACATAAATAATACGGGGGCGATACCCGTAGTAAATGGAACTTCAAATGGGACAACCACGTGGGTGCTGACTTCTCAAGTGGCGACTATTGGGACGGACCCATTAACCTTCGTTGAATTTTCTTTAAAGCCTTCAACGATTGTGACGTTAGATGGCATTCAAACTCTCACCAATAAGACACTTACATCGCCCACGCTAACCACTCCCGCGCTAGGAACTCCGGCTTCAGGGAATTTAGCCAATTGCACATCGACTACGCAGGCGGCAAACGATAACTCGACGAAGTTGGCCACCACAGCTTATGCGGATGCGGCGGCTTCTGCGTCTCTTCCGTCTTCGATTTCATTTCTGAACGCAACTTCAACAGAAAAAACACCATCCGCCTCTGGAAACTGGCAACAATTCGCCACAAGCTCTAATAAAATAACTTTGACTTCTGGCACCTGGGAAATTCACGGGATGGTTATCTTCGGGGCCAACGCAGGAAACGCTTCTTACTCCGTGGCAGACTACGCTTTCGGAACGGCAAACGGAGCGGATACTTCTGCACTTCCAACCGTCCTTGCTACCGGCGGAGCAATAACTCTCAAGGCGGGAACGGCTTATCCCACTGGAAGTACGGGAAATTCCTTGGCCGGAACGGGATGTTGGCGTGGCAATAGTATTACTCAATCTTCTTTGGGATGCCAATGTCAGTCTATTCTCGTGGCGGTCAGTTCCAGTACCGATGTTTATTTGAATGCTTTCGCCTCTTTAGGCAATATTTCCACAGGAAGAATAACTGTTCAAATTTGGGCCCGAAAAGTTAGTACCGCCACTTCTTAAAAGGATATATAATATGCCATCAGTTTCACAGGCACAACAGCACCTTATGGGTGCCGCTTACGCGAGGGCGAAAGCTGGACATCCAATGGCATCCGATCCCCAAATGTCCCTCGCCCAGTTGCATGATTTCGCCTCCACCGGCCCAGCCTCAAGTCCAATGAAGGAAAGAGCTAAATTAAGGAGAATGAAATGAAAAAGCTTTTATCGTTTTTGTTTATGATGGGATTGTTTGGGGTGGCTTGGGCGATTGTGACCACGCAATACGTTCTGATTCAGCTTCCCGTGTCGACGAGCCAGACCACGATCTACGTGCCGACCACGCAGATTACGAAGGTGGTTCCAATCGCGACCTACGGTGGTAAGTATCAGATCTTGGCTTATCGGTCTAGCTATAACGCCACTCCGGTGGTTGCGGGTACTCCTACGGATCCGCACGCTGAGTGGATGACGTTGAATTCGATCACGAGGAACCAGCTTAACGTGACTCGGGCTTCGACGCCACAGGCGATGCAGACCCAAGAGGTGTGGAATTTCTACATCAACCTCAACGGAACTGCGACCGCGACCAATACTCCTGCGGCGGCTACTGCCACGGCGACTGCCACGATTACGCCTACGGCTTCCGCCACTCCGACTAGCACACCGATTGCTCGCGGCACGGTTATCACCACGATTGCTGGTGGGACTCCGACGCCGGTGTTTATCTCCATTCCGGGTGCGACCACTTCGACGGTGTATAGCTTCGCTCAGATCAGCGGGAACCCGTTTGGCGCTCCTGGTGTGGATTACGTGGCCGTTGCTGGTGGAGTTACCGTTACGGCGTCTGCCGCTTCCACCCTTGGTTGGGCGGCTCACTAATGGACTGGAAACGATTTGGCCGAGAAATCGGCTCGTATGTAATTGCTGGATTAATTATTGTGGCTACGGCCTATATTATTGGTAGACTATTCACGACTGAGATACCACAGTCCAACCGCGATATTGTTATGGCCGCAGTTGGTACAATCTTGGGATGGGCCACGGCAATTGTTAATTTTTATTTTGGTTCGTCTAAGGGAAGTGCTGATAAGACCGATGCTATGTCCCAAGGAAAATAAATGCCAATCAATCACACGGAAGAAATTAAAAATATATTTAAAAAAGTCGGAAAAGAAGAAATGAAGCAGTTGGCCAAAGAGGCTTATCAAGAAGCGGTAAAAGAATGGCTAGATGAGAAATTTGCTCAGTTTGGCAAGTGGACTTTTTACGCATTGGGGGCCACTGTTGTTGCGGGGGTTCTTATGCTTATGGGTTGGATCCACGGATGGCGTCCATCTTGAGAATCGTTAAATTACTACGAACCGAATCTACCGACCAAGGTACGTTCGGTTCGATTAATTTACCTGGCGAGAATTTGTTTTTCACTGGTGAGTTGCCTTGGCGCTCGAATATCCCTGGGAAGTCCAGAATTCCAGTCGGGACATATCCAGTTAGAATGTTATTCTCGCCTCACTTCAAACGCAACGTTTACCATGTGATGGGGGTTCAAGGCCGTGATAAAACTGGACAAATGGCCAACGTTGAAATCCACCCTGGAAACGTTTGCGGTGATGTCGATATGGGCTATACTTCTGACGTGGAAGGCTGTATACTGCTTGGAAACGCTTTTGGAAAGAAGCTTGGGCAGAAAGCGGTCTTGGATTCGCAATCTGCCGTGAAACGTTTTGAGGATGCTTTAGAAGGCCAGCCATTCTTATTGGAGGTTTCATAAATGTACAGGACTATCAGCGCCTAACTGGCGCATAATGAAGGCTCTCGCTTTCATCCTAACCCTCCTAGTTTCTCTCCCCGCTCAGAGTCGACCCACCCACCGCGATACAGTTGCGTGCTGGATTAGGCACGTCTATTGGGACTCGACACACCACAGCGCTCGCATGGATATGGCCCGTTCTCTTGACTATGCCGATTCCATTATCCACTGGTGCGCTGAATACCACCTCAACGAATCCAGATTTATAGCCCTGGTAAACTGGGAATCTGGGTTCGTTAATAATATACGCGACAGGAAGCTACCGTTTAATTCCTGGTCCTATGGGCTTACTGGTATCCAGCTAGAGACGGCCAAAAGGGCTCTCAAACGCCTCAGAATTGAACGATCTATTACCGGCAGGGATCTTGTCCTAGACTTCGATTTAAACGTGCGTTTGGGGGCAGAACAGATGCGTTTCCTGCTGGATCACAGGTGTCATAAGCACCAGCGACAGGCCGAGATGTCCTATAACGCCGGATATAACGGGATGTTAAAAGGTCGTGGACAACACTACCCAATTGATATAGACTGGTGTACGAAACAGTGGATTCAATTTCAGGAGGAACACGATGGCTCTTATTTTTGATGTTTATTTTTATGTGGGTTTGTTGACTGGATTGCTGGTCGGTGGGTTGGGTGTGATGGTGTTTTATAACCGCATTAAAAGCATTCTCGGACTTCCGTGACCGACACGCCGCTCCCTTTCCCGGCTGTTGGATCAGGGGGGCAGACCCAAACTGCCCCCCCTCCTCCTTACCGATACATCATTCCATTAATTATCTTAGCCTGTGTTCTGGCTTGGTTGGCTCCGGCTTATAAGAGGGTGAGTGATAAATATGAAGAAGCAAAAAAGCTCTCGCAAAACGTCCGAGTCGTTACAGTCACAGAACGGATCCCGGTTTATATTGGAGGTACAATCGCTTATCGGGAAAGTACATCCAGTCACGCGGAAGTTTCTACGACTAGCACTGAAAGCTCAAGCAAATCGCATGAGGAAATAACCAAGCGCGGAACTATCGGGCTAGGGCTCCTCTATCCCGGTGTCATAACCCTCGACGCAGGGATTATCGGTCCATTCGGTATCCAGACAGCTATTCAGCCGAATCCATTTCGGATTATGGCTGGAGTTCATCTGGCGCTCTAGATGTTCTCTCGCACTCTGGATCATCGTAGCCTCATCCTCGGTTAGGCCATCCGGCCAGTTCGACAGGCTGTCGAACCACTCTCCATCAACGTAGTGCCAGCCTTTGCCCTTTAGATATTTCATAACTCAATCACCCTATCAATTGGAATCCTGCAACCACGCACGCTCTTACCATTCATTTTAACCACGGTGGAGGTGGTACCGTCAATCCTGGATAGGGATTTTACCCACCCACGAGCCCACCTAGAGTCGCGATAAATCTTCTTCAATAGAGAGTGCTGTCCGGCGATAAACACTCCGCCATCCGACACTCTGATGCCGTGGCGCTCCAGAGCCTCACGGTGATAAACCACGTCCGAGGTAGTCTCGTTCTGGATATAGTTAATGCACTCCTGAATCGGGCGTTCTCTGGTCACGGCCAACTCAACCTTAATCATGGACCCCATGAGATGGTCAAGGCACGACTCCTCATCCTTCTCATCCTCGTGGTTAGCAAACTTAAACTCATCCAATGACCAATTTGGGTTGAACATGGCGTACCCGGCGATCAATGGAGCGTGTTGCTGTGCGAACCTAGCAGTGTTATTCGCACACAGCAGATTATAAATCTCGTGAATCTTCCGATCTAATTCAGCCCAACGGTTGTAGAAGTATGTGAACAGGCCGACTGAATACTCAGGTGTAAGAACCGCAATCTTTTTCTGGAACTCGTCGTAATTGTTTTTGGGTATATCGAGATCAAGAACGGTGAATCTGGATCGGTCTGCGTCATTTTCAAGATTAATCCGAATAGACGCAACCAGAGCGCAAAAACGGGGGGAATATGGCACAGAGTTTCCACCAGAGGAACCCTTAATAATTTCTCCCCCAGATTCAAACGAAGCCTGACGGAATAGATCCAGCACCGCTTTATTGCGTTCATCTGATTTGTCCCCCATTTGTTCAAATTCATCAAAGATAATCGGCAGGGCATTATGCCCCAACGTCTGACGTATACCAGCTTCGGTGCTGTTCGATTTCGGGTAAATCTTATAATCTCCCAAGACCTCACCGATGATCTTGTCCACAACCACAGACTTACCAGCACCCTTGCATCCAGTGATCCAAAGATGAGGCCTCCACTGGAGGGCACCAGAGAATGGGGCGATGGCCAACCAACCAGCCAAAAGCTTACCGTGTTCGGGAACTTTCCAGTTAATGCAGGTTAGGATATCCAACAGAATCGCAGGATCCGATTCGACTGGACCCGGAGGTGGAATCGGGTTACTGATGATGTACGTGTACTTACTCTTGGGGTGTTTCGGGTAAACGAAACCGCCACAGTTCACCGCCAGCGTTTCGTCCTTCCACACACCTGATCCGCGAACGTTCTTTGGATTGAAGATACCGAGCTTTCGGCATTTACCCATGAGTTCGCTTGCGGCATCCTTGTATCCAGTCTTCTGAGGGTAGGCTGATTTCCAATACTCTTGGGGCATCAGATGGAAGAAGTGCGCCTCGGTATGGGCGGAGGCTGGCAACGCCACAATCTGCCGGTTACTGGATGAGGTGTAAAAGTAAGTGTCGTCTTTATACCCAAGCGGCCTAACCCATTGTTCGGGCTCCTGGGCTAGGCCATGCTGTACCGCTTCGATCCCGAACTCGCAATAAACGTCGTTCCAGTCATAGCCTTCCTGGTCCGGGAATATGCCGGGGTACTTCTTACCCGCCTCATCATTATCCCCCGCTAGAATCGCGTCCGGGAAGGCTTTTTTGACCTCTGGGATGTTACCAGCATCGAAGCACACAACAACGGTGTCCCCCGTTGCCATGTGGACGGTGCAACCCGTAGCCCAACCCTCCGTGAGCCAGGTCTTGGGGTTGCCTTTGATCGTGAAATAGGAGCCCTTCTTTTTCGTGTGGAGCTTGAACCGCTTGGTTCCATCTGGATATATGATCTGATATCCATTTCCGCATGGGATGATAGTATCCTGGCCGGAATTGAACGCCCCAAATAGATTCGGCAACCGCTTAGTCTTCGCATAAGGCGTGAGTTCAGAACCCAGTCCAGCCAGGTAAACCTTAGACTCTGCGGCACACGCTTCATACTCTACCTCCCTGGCTTTCTCTGCATCCTTTTGTGCTTTCTGAATTTGCTTTTCGTAGAGTTCGCGGTCTTGACCGTGGGGTTGGATGGAGCAGTATTTGTACACGTCAGCCGAGTGCCAGTCGGAGTAGATAATAGTAAACGCCTGATCGCCGTGGCGGCCATTGAAGGCGTAACACACATACCAGCAATCTGGATTTCTGTCCTGCGGAGAGCGCTTGAATCTATGTATTTTCCCATCTGGTATTACCTCCGAAATCTCGAATCCATCGTGGCGGAGTTGACTAATTACTGAGTCCAGCAAAGATGCCCTCCGCGTCTTTTATTTCATGTGCCAACACGTAAACTCCGCCGAACTTGCGGATCATATTCATGTATGCGATCTGTTCGGGGCGTTGAAAGTCTCGGCCAACCTTACACTCTATGGCCACATACTTCCCGTCTCGACGTATGCCCTCTATATCAGCGCTACCCTTAACCCCAACTCGAACGGTCAATCCGTTCGGTGTCCTGAATAACCCTACCACGTTTTTGTGTAGCCTTACCCTTGGATCCGTCCCAAGGTTGGCGAGTATTCCGTTTACCAGTTCTCTGTGACTTAGTGGCGACATTTTTCGGACACCTCACATGATATGGAAATGGGATACCCATGGCCATACTGTTCTTAAGATATTTACCGCATTGGAGGCAGTTCAATTGTGGGCCTTGCAACAGGTACAGATGATGCGTTTGCCCTGAAAATACTTGGCATACAATCGCCAATGAAGCCATTCTTTTTTTCTGATAACGGCCCTTGGATGGTATAGACCCTCCGCACATTCTTCGGCGTGTCTTTCGGCTTCAATCCATGAAGATGTTTCGGCAACCAGTTCTTCTTTTAATGTAAATTCATAAACCTTGAAAACTCTAAACTTTTCCAAAATAATCTCCTTTAATCTGGTCTGGCTACCAGGAATCGAACCTGGCACATCTATTTCTTCACCCACTCCGGCACAAACCTCTTTGGAAACAACTTCTCAGCGGTTTCCTCGCCGTACAACCGACGCGCTTCCCAATATCTCCAACCCAACTTATAACCCTTTTCCTTGCGAGTGCGGTCTATGTCTTTGCGAACCATCTCCGGCGTCATCTCAACCAAATCGCCGTCGCGGACATCTATTTTGCGAAGCTTAATAGGGTTGCTATTGCTACAGTCCGGACAAACAGAGCCACTAAAAACAGCAAAACAATTAAGGCAAGTAGTAAGTGATTTGGTTCTCTTGGTGTGTTCCACATATTTTAAACAAGCCTCGCGTTCTTCTTCCATGAATCCGTGCCTAAGCACATTACCAGAATGATCCAAAACAAGGAAGTCTTTTTTGCCTGGATATGGCCTGGTTCCACGTCCCAATTGCTGGATATAAAGCATCTCGGATTTGGTTGGCCTCGCCATGATAATGCAATCAACGGGCGGCGCATCTACCCCCAGGCCCATGACACCTACGTTGCAGATAACCTTCAAACGTCCAGCTTCCAAATCATCTAACGCACTAACGCGCTCATGGTCTAGCGTATCGGCGTCTACGTGCCTAGCTGGAATACCAGCTTCGTTGAACGTCTTAGCCAACTGTAAACTGTGGTTTACAGTTACAGCGAAACACAGTGCCTTACGATCCGAGGCGTACTTTTTATAGTGAGCCACGATATCCCCGATTAAGTTTCCTTTATTGACCGCCTTCTCCAAATCGGACTGCACATATTCTCCGTTGGCTGTATGAACGCCTTGGAGATCAGGCATAGACGGAGCGAAATACCGTGGCCTTACTATGTAGCCATCACGAACTAGTTCATCGAACGTTGTTGGCCTGATAACGACGTTGGCGATATTGGCCATTGGAACATAAGGCGTAGCGGTGACAGAGAGTATTGGGCAATCATAGTGTGATAGTAACCGCGAGTATCCTTCGGACGTAGCTAGGTGAGCTTCGTCTATCACGATCAGATCAGCCTTTGGCCTAGTTCCCCTGGCCAGCAGGGTATCCACAGAACAAACCTGGATAGGCTCCTTCTCGCGATACCCGGGATGACCCGCCATCATTACCCCATGCTTGACGCCTTCTCTCGTGAGACGGGCCGACGCCTGATTAACCAATTGACGACCACGCACAACCATGATTCCGTGACGGCCATTGAGGCGCTTAAGGATCTCACAGAAAATTACAGTCTTGCCCGCACCCGTCTCTAGATGAAGCAGTGGGCGATGACCATCAGCCAGCGCGGAAATGATATTTTTTATTGCTAGTTCTTGGTATGGTCTTAACACGTTTCCAGAACCTTTCCAGTTCTGGCATAGCCTTCTTCCAGAACCATGGATTGAATTCTACAAAAGTCTCGAAAGTATTAATACCGTCGTTACTCCTAATGAATAATATCTTATCTGTCTTAGAAACATACATCAAGTGCATTAACTGCGCGTAATGGTGAGCCGGTATGTTGTTTACGTTTTTCGCCCCGACGTATTTTATTTCAATCGGCATTCCGATTTTGGAGTTAAAGCCGTCCAAGCTTGCATGATATATACCGTTTTCCATAAATGCGGGTGGAAACTCCCCGTCGCTCGTAAGCTCAAATTTAGCCCTGACCTTGGCTTCGATTTCGTGGCCTTTTTGTAAGACCCATTCGTTCTTCCTTGGTTGTGCTTCACCGCGTTTTTCCTTAATCAGTTCTGCAATCGTGGGGTGACTATATGGGGACAGCCCAAGAATGACCGGCGTATCCGAGGATCCGATGCTCTGCCGTCTACGTTCCAGCCATTCTTGGGTGCCTTGTTGCATATAGCCTCCGTTATAATGACAACTTCTTCTTCGCCATCACTGGCTTATTCGACAGAAAATCAGCCTTCAACTTCTCCAACTCGACCTTCGCGGAAACGGCATCGAGCCGTTCAATGCCGCCAGTCTCGCCAGGCAGATTAATCCACTTAATCTTGAACCGGTCCTTGCCTTCGTAGACCTCGGATTCGACCACAAACATCAGAGACGTACCCGTGTTAATCGCATTAGATTCCTTGCCCTTCGCAAGCCCTTCGATATCGTCATTGAACCCGATCTTGTACAGAGTCTCGATGGTCCTGGCTTTGGCCTTATCGGTCAAATACCCGAACCAAGTAAGTTCCTCCAGGTTCCCATCCACTTCCATGGCGCAACGCAAGAACACAGACAGCGTTCCAGTCTGGGCCTTGTTAATACCATAATCTAGCACAACTCCTTTAAACGAACCGTTCCTCATTTAAACATCTCCTCAATTTTATTTTTAATCCTTTTCAGCCCATCCACATCAGCACCAACCATCTTCGACTCAACCAACTTACGATCTTCGTCATTCAACTTTGGCAACCACGCTTCGATGGTCTTTCGGATATCCTCTGGCTTGGCTCCAACTCCCTTGAGTTCGATATAATACTTAAACGGGTTTTGCTGTTTAAGCTCGAACTTCTCCGGCAGATCGAAACTATTCTTAGCGTCATAGGCCGGACGACGTTCGGTGAACAGCCACCGGACGTTATCGCTAAATCCACGCCGTTCTTTCTCTTTCACCAAAACTTCCGTGTTGGCGAATAGAACGCAGTCCACGAACTCGCGGAACAGGGCAGAAGCCTTGTTATATAACTTTGGCTGGTGCCTATCGAAAGGTCCGGTCTGAGGATCGTTAATCGTCTTCACCTCAGAATGGCCGGTGAAGATGATATTGCGTTCGCCACGCAATGGCATTAAGGCTTGAATGAGGTTTCGATATTCATCCAACAATAAAGTAAAGCCCTCGCCATAGTCATTCTTTTCTTGAATCTTTTTCTTTCCCGACTTTTTAAGAACCACAGCAATCAACATTGGTTCCAGCCAATCCAACGAGTCAATGACCAGCGTTAATTTCTTGGATTTCTTAAAGTATTCAAGAGCTTCATAAAATTCTTCCAAAGAATGCACTACTGCGCGGTCAACATTTAGGTGACCCGTCCTATCTTCTGTATCTATCACGAACGGGTCCGGGGCATCCGCACAAAATGAAGATTTCCCAATCCCATCCACGCCATAGATCCAAATCAACTCTGGCTTGGACTGTTTTCCTTTACTGAGTTTCATTTAAAAATCCTCCTTTATACATTTAGGCAAACAAATAACAGCATTGGCAATAGACAAACAAAACCACCCAAACAAAAATAAAAAAAGCCAAAACGGCAAAGGTTCTGTTTGATGTGGAGTAAAGCCATCCCACTTTTCTGACAATGCGGCCACAACAAACTCACCACTTAACAAAATACTATACATACAATAAAACCAAACAAAAAATCCTTTCATCCTAATCCTCCTTAAATTGTTCTACAATCACAACGATCAATTCTTTTTTTGTATTGATATGCTTCTCTTAATTTCCAAGAAAAAATTCCATTTTTTTCTTGGACTTTATATATACAGCCATCATTCATCAAAGATGCCTTTTCCGTGGCATCTATATAAGATGTTGTTTTCATTAAAACAATATCATTTTCCCAACAAAGCAAATCGACATATGTTTTAATTACTCTATACCTCATCAATTCCTCCTTAAAATAAAAGAGCCTTTGTTAATAAGCCTCCGGTGATGACCCTATGTTTTGCACAGGGCGGAGGCCTTCTAACAAAGGCTCTTGCTGTCGGTCATCACTCCGACACCCACAGCATAACCCACCTAAACTCTTGGGTCAACACTTTCTTTAAAACATCTTGGGCATATTTCTTGACCATCGTGAAGAACTTTACCACATTCGCAATACTGCCGATCATCTTCGGTAGTCAGCCAATCATCGTATGTCATCGGATAGCCACCCCCCAACTTTCTAACTTCCCCAACATCCAGCGCCCGCAGTCAAGGCACTTATATCTCTGTTTGCGCCCCACCTGGGTGAAGAACCAGCCTCGCGGGGCTATGTGCGCCGACTTACACGACACACATCCACTGGATCCATCGGCCATGTTCAGGTTCGGGTGGTTCTTCATCCACGGACGGAACCGGATATAAAGCTTCTCAAGAATCTCAACGTCTCGCTTATTATATTTAATCATCTTAGTCCAGGCAGTTTTCTTGCCTTCCATACAAGCCTTCCAGAGATCGAACCCGCCAGTTTTCATCTTACGCCCAATACCCAATCGAGCCGCCATATCATCGAGCTTGTTGGAGTTAAATCGAAACTTAGCCTTGGCTATTTTAAGCGTGTCCACGCTTCTCTGTGGAGGTGGTGGTTTAAGCCCATACTGAACAAACTCTGCATTAGCCATCTTAATATCGAAGTTATCACCGTTCTGTCCAACCAGCACATCCGCGAGACAGAATAGTTTATGGATCTGAACGATTAATTTCTTGTTCTCGGTAATCGGTTTATTGTATCCGTAGAAGTCTGGGATCGATAACGTCTGTACTTTCTTCTCCCCGAGAAACTTCCAAGCTATCGACATAATCATCCGCTCTTTAACAAAATCCCCGATCACATCCTGTTCATATTTACCCCACACATAAGCCAAATTAGGCGTTGTTTCCAGATCGAATATAAATACTCGCGGCCTCTTAATTTCCGGTCCCGGGAAGTTCAAGTAGCGTCCTTTCGCGGCATTGATCGCATTGCATGATTATGGTGACGGGACCATTATAGGGGAATATCCTATTACACGTCGAGCAAACTTCGTTAGACACCACATTCCCTCGCAAATTCACAGGTACAGTCATATTCCGTCACTCCTCCGCAGTCACACATTAGAAAGCCTTAGATAATATAAATATAGCAATAGCCCAAAGAATGGCGGCAATACCCCATCGCATTATTGTAATCGCAACATCATCCATATCCATTATAATTTCCTTTCTTCGTCTGGTAGACCGCAGGATTCGCACATTTAATTACCCCACGCATATCCGCAAGGACACCTATACACCATGTGAGACTTGTGGTTTAATCTCAATCCGCAATTAGGCAATCTTTCTCGTTTAATCTTAGTGTCTTTAAATATCCACCATCCACCTTCTTCCCAAGTCTTGAATGGCTCATAAATTCCATCGCACCAGAAGTTTCCATAAATTCGACCATTAAATTCTGTTTTTGGTAATAAAGGTTCTTTGCACTCGGGACAAATTCTTTTCATAGATCTCACTTATCCTTTGGGTGTTCATCATTCGCCCTCCCTTGGTCTCAGCACTTCTGCCCACGCAACAAACTCATTAGGCTTTCCATGAAACCATCCGCTATCTTCTCCAACAAACCAGTTCGCAACAATATCTCCCATGCCGTCCATCATTAGGAAGTACCTGATTTCGTACCGCACTGTTCGTTCCAGTTCAACCTCACGCTTAATTTTAGGGAAGTCCTTCATTGGCAACCAGCAGTTATCCCTCACAACGGGGAGGTTTAACCTATCCGGGAATCTCTTTCTGCGTCCCATCACTTACCGCCTTTCGCTGACATTACTCGCACCCACCAACAGTCGGCCTTGTGCGGCCCCTGAACTTTATTATCGCAACACCCGTAATAATCCAACTCAAGTTCCTCTTCCGTGAAAAGTCTTGGTTCTGGCACGGCCTTCAAAACCTCACGAAGTCTAGCCACTTCGGCTTCCAGTTTGGCTTGCCTTTCGTTTCCAACCAACCAGGCTTTTCTAAACTCTTGGCACAATTGCATCTCACTTTCAAGTTTGGCTTGGGTGGATTTAGCGCCCTCTCGGAATCCAAAATTAGCGCCCTCCAACCACGTTCCGGCTTGAGCAAGTCTTAGCGTGACAGCCGGGTCACCAAGTCCTGGGCCAATTACTCCAAGCCCGGTTAAGGTTGCGCTATACGGCCCCTCTTTCGTTAGTGGCGCTTCTTCCTTGGGCGGGATGTGTGCGAAGGGTTCTTCGTTCTCCGCCAAATTCGCGGCCGCTTTTATCATTTCCTCATCTGGACACCAACCTATGCCGCATCTTTCGCAGATATAATTTATTGGCCCTTTGATTACACCCACTCCAACGTCAACGCTTTCTTGGTGCGTGTCTGTGTGAGGATTACCACATTTTGGGCACTTCGGTTCCCGTTCGCTAGAATGGCTCATTTGGGCTCCTTAGTATCGCTTTCCGTGTTTGTGTGGCCTGGTGGCGTTGTACTTCAACTTGAGCCGAATACACTTTTCCAAGTCCACTCTCCGCCTCTCGGCGAGGTCCATTATTCTGAGCATGGCGTCAGCCAGTTCAACCCCGAAACCTTCCGGCTTTTTGCCCTTACTGAAATAGATTAGTCTGTAATCATCGGTTTTACTGGCCTCTTCTAGCGCCTCGCTTATTTCCGCGTGAACCATCGCCAGCTTTTGGGCCGTCTGGTCAACAAACACTGTTTTGGTGTAAACGTGAAGGCCGTCCGGATAGCGAACCGCCAGTTGCTCATCATCCCAAAAACACTTCTTCAACGCTAAAACGTGGTTCTTCTTAGCCAACTTATTTATTTCCATGCTCATTTCCTTCTCTCCCCTCACAACGTAAACTTTAGATATATCCGACACGCCTTGCAAAAAACGTCCTGGCCATCAAACATAAAAGCGCTCATCACTACCGTCTTCCCGCATCTTTGGCAGGATATTGGAATCTCGTAAGCGCTTAAATCTGGTACAACCGCCTCTTTTTCAAGGTCGCACTCAAATATTTGTATTCCGTCCATAGAGTGGTGTTCATTCATTTCCTTCTCTCCTTCGCTCGGCATTCCAGTAAATAAACCTCTTTCCGAATTTCAGAAAGCGATTCGGCGACCTCACTCAAAACCCTTGAAAGACTTTTTTTGACGTAACCTGGCGTTGCAATAGCCATGATCGTTCCCTCTACCTTTCCTTGGATAAAAGCCAGGTTTCCAGATGTGGTCTTATAATGTAGCGGCACCTTCTCCTGTTTGTGGGTCATGGCTTGAATCCGAAACGGTTCACAAATCCGGCCTCTCTACATCCACACGGCCCATAGCAATTGCAATTATTGTCACATCCCCTCAAGTACGCCTCCCTCACCAACTTCCTAAGACGGCGGCGGAGTTTCATTGCGTGCATCGTGTTCATCTCCCAACCGCAAGCCTGAACCACCGCTTTATCAACCTCGTTACTTTTAATGGCCTTCTTCGAGTGGTGGGTGGTCATGGGCGGAATCCAAAAGACTTCTCGAATCGCTTGGCGTGTTTTTTCATTCCCTTTGAATCCGTCGAAAGTTGGTGCCCGAGGTCAATACCGATTTCAAAAGCGTGTTGAACCAGCGTCTTCAACCTGGCACGGATAATACCCTTCGTCTCGAAATCGAGGCCATATAGCGCCTTCTCAAGTTCGTTATCTTTGCTGGCCTTCTTCGGCTCTGATGGCGTGGGGGTCATTGGAGTCTCCTGTAAATCACTAGCATTGATGGGAATGGCGCTGAGTTCTTTGAATCTCCGAATTTCAGACGCCCCTTTAAGAACTTGATTTCAGGGCCTTGTGCAATTCCGTAACAGTACTCGTGAAACCACTTGGTATCGGTTCTCGCAGGCACAAGACAAACCACGATCTCGGGGCGGCATTTAATGAGCGTCTCGTATCGCGCTTTTTTCATCCAAGCTCCCACGTTTGAATAAGGAGGGTTCACAAACACTCGCCCGGCCCAATCAATATCCAGTCCACCTTCACCATTAAGCGGGCACGGGTCCAATGTAAAAGGCCCGTACTTTTTATCCAATTCGGCAAGCAGATCTTTCGGCGTTGACCAATGATCCGACTTCTTTGAGAATAGCGCCGAGAGTGCGTGAGTCATCCCTTAGTCTCCTTTTCCTTGGTGGGCCGAAGTTCAATGGTTCCCGGCCTATCTCCGAGGTCAGTTCGTTTTCTACAAAACCCGCACCAAACAAACGGCCTCACAGTCTTCTCGTCAACTTTCACGCAATACCTCTCGAAGATCAGGTGACCGCAAGAACATTGGGCCGGGTAATAAATCGGCTCATCGGTAATAGTCTCCCAATCGAAAACGCTATCGCCGTGTTGCTTAACCTGTGTCATTTCCCCTCCTTCTCAATTTTCTTCTCCCCGATCAGCGAGGACATTTTGTACTTCAGACGCATAAGCGTTCCAACAGTTGCCGATCTTTCAGGAGTTGGTTCACTTAGTTTTTCGGTTTCGGTTAAGGATTTGAGCCACCTCTCCAACTCATCCCAGGCTTGGCCTTTGAGGATTAGGTACTGTATATCCGGATCCAATGAGCCGATACATACTTCGTGGCCGCAATTATCCTTCGGACAATACGCAACCATTCTGTTCTGATCGACTCCTTTCGATTCTTCCGTCGCCGGCTCTTTGTGGGTCATGGCTTCGCTCCTTGCATCAACACACTTAAACAAATCAATCCAAGACACATACCAAATAATGGGTTTCCGTTTTGCATAAGAAATAACGAAACACCCAAACCAATCATTATCACCAACGGTTCAGCAATCTTCATCTTCCAGCCTTTCCATTAAATCAAATCCGACAACGTTAGGACAACTACACCACATCACAACGCAGTCGGCCTTCATTCAACCGAACTCAACCGCTATCGCAATCAAAAACCGTACCCGTACCCGTCCCCGTACCCGTACCCGTCCCCGGACCCGTACCCGTACCCGTACCCGTCCCCGTACCCGTCCCCGTACCCGTACCCGTCCCCGTCCCCG